AAAGATATTTGAAACTATTTATCATGGTGCTCTTGAATCCAGTTGTGAATTAGCTGAAATTAGAGAAAGAAAATTAACTAAGATGAAAGAAGGATTAAATAATAATGATTGGAATTATTTCTTTCCAGATAATTCGGTATGTACATCATATATGATTAACCCTAATTTAAATGATGACTTTTCATATATGATTGAAGAATCTCTTAATCGTATAAGACCTATTCCAAATGAAATTAATAGAGAAAATTATCTTGGAAGTTATAGTTCTTTTGAAGGTTCTCCAATTTCAAAAGGAATTCTTCAATTTGATATGTGGGGTATTGAACCATCAGATCGATATGATTGGAATAAACTGCGTGAAGATATTAAAAAATATGGAATTCGCAATAGTTTATTAGTTGCTCCAATGCCAACTGCTAGCACAAGTCAAATATTAGGAAATAATGAATGTTTTGAACCATTAACAAGTAATATTTATAGTAGAAGAACATTGGCTGGTGAATTTATTTTAGTAAATAAATATTTAATTAATGATTTAATTAGTATTAATATGTGGAATGAAGAAATTAAAAATAATATTATTTTTAATAAAGGAAGCATTCAATATATTGAAGGTATTCCAAAATTTATAAAAGAAAAATATAAAATTGTATGGGAAATCCCAATGAAGCATATTATTGATATGGCGAAGGATAGAGGAGCATTTATTTGCCAATCACAAAGTATGAATTTATGGATAGAAGATCCTGATCCTAAAATTTTAACAAATATGCATTTTTATAGTTGGAGGGCAGGATTAAAAACAGGCATTTATTATCTTAGAAGAAAACCCAAACACCAACCCCAACAGTTTACAATTGAACCTGAAAATAAAAGTAAAAAAATGAAATCAGATAATGATTCTGGGGAATGCCTAATGTGTTCTGGATAAATTAATTATAATATTAATAAAATAGGTATAAATATATTATTTTATTAATAATTATAATGCATAGATGCAGAATGATTTGTAAAAAAAATATTAATAAAAAGAAAGATAAATCTGAAGAAAGTGAAGATATTGATAAAAATGTCGGTGAACTATTTAAAAGTATAATTGGCGGGAGCAATGCTTCTAATTGTTATAATGGGAGAGTATATTGTGAAGAAAATCATATTTATTTTTATGACGATGTAAATACAACTAGTATTTTAGAACTTGTTAAACACATTAAAAATTTAAATAGAAAAATTAAATGTGAATTATCAGAATACAATATTACATATGATACTAATACTAAAAATGATGTTAATATCTATTTACATATTAACAGTTTTGGCGGTTATGTTTTTGACTCTTTAGCCGCTGTAGATACAATTATTAAATCGGAAATACCCATTATTTCAATAATTGAAGGATGTGCTGCAAGCGCGGCTACATTTTTAAGTATTGTTTGTCAAAAACGACATATGCGCGAACATGCTAGTATGTTAATTCATCAATTATCAGGTGGTTGCTGGGGAACATTCGAACAAATGAAAGATGATATGAAAAATAGCAAATATCTAATGAAAATTATAAAAGATATTTACATTAAATATACTAATGAAAAATTAGAAGAAGATAAACTAGATGAGTTTCTACAGCGGGATATTTGGTGGGCTCCAAAAAAATGTAAAAAATATGGTCTTATCGATGAAATTATTTAAACGGTATAAACTATTTATCTTCTATATGGGCACGCACATGATCTTCTACCACGACAATATGGACAATTCATGCGACCACATCCACAACCTTTACCTTTCATTTTTCTTGATTTTCTTGATTTTCTTGATTTTCTCATTTTTCTAGATTTTCTCATTTTTCTTGATTTTCTCATTTTTCTAGATTTTCTCATTTTTCTAGATTTTCTAGATTTTTTTCCTCCATAATAACTTCTAGATTCTTCTTCATGCTCCTTTCTTCTTTGTTCTTCTTCTTCCTTTTCTCTCATTTTTTTTCTAGCTTTTTCTATTTCACCATCATCAATGCTAAATTTATCTTTTAATTGTCTAATTTCTTTTTCATATGGAACTACACCAGAATAAAATACTGGTTCTGATTGATATTTTAATATTTTTTTAATAGCATCTTCTTTAGTTTTAGGTCCAAACATTCCAAACATATTTTATATATATTATATATATTAAATATAAAATATAAGAAAAATTTTCTTAATAAGGTATCTACAAATATTCTAAATATTATAAAGTGTAAATAAATATTTAATAGTATCATTATTCATTATAATATCTCTATTTTCAATAATAGCAAAATAACATCTTAAACATAATAAAACATCTACAAATGAATTATGTAAATTTTTTGGTTCCTCTTTAAAAATAAAACTATATAGTTCAGATAATTTTGGAGATTTGAAATATTCTTCTCCTTTGAAATTAATCATTTTTATTTTACAAATATTTTTACTATTTTTCATTGTGCAGAATTCAGGTTTTTTATTTTGTCCTCTTGTAAAATACTGACTAATCTTATTTCTAATACATTCTACCATTATCATGCGTTTGTCAAAAGAAATATTATGTGCAATTACTATATCACAATCTTTTAATATATCATTAAATTTTTTTAATGCTGTTTTTATATTTATTCCTTTTTCTCTCATTATTTCATTTGTAATACCGTGTATTTTTGTAGAATCTTCCGGAATTGTAATGTTATCTGGTAATTTAATTACATTATCGTAATAGTCAATTACATCATTTATTTCAGAATCATAATATATAAAACTTAACTGAACAATATATGGCCATCTAAAAGTATCTAATATAGAAACATTTTGTTCTGGTAACCCAGTAGTTTCAGTATCGAAAACTAATACTTTCATAATATATTATTAATTTTTATAATTATAAGTAATTTATATTTTTATAATTATTTTTTCAGTTTTATTTATAAAAAAATAAAATAAATATAATATTTATTATCTAAACATTATTAATATCAATAACTTTAGTATTATTACAAATACCAAATGTTTTTCTATGCCATTGGGTAATTCCATAATTTTTTATTCCATACATATGTTTAGCAGTTCCATAACCTTTATTTTTAGATAAATCATAATATGTATCTAATATTGGATATTTTTTACACATTTCATAAATATAATTATCTCTCTCCACCTTTGCTATAATAGAAGCTGCTGCTATTGAGCAATATTTATTATCTCCTCCTTCTATACATTTAACCGGCACTTGTTTTATAGTATTATTTTCTAAATAAGTAATAGGTTTGAAGTCCTTTCCATCAATTAATACTATATTATTATCTGTAAAATTAATAACATTACGTATTGCTTCATTCATTGCTTTATGAGTTGCTTGTCTAATATTAATATTATCTATCTCACTATGTTCACAATAAGCAAATGAATATGACACGCAATTTTCTTTAATATAATTTGCTACCTCTTCTATTTTTTTTTTAGAAGTAAACTTTTTACTATCTTTTAATAATTCATATTTGAAAGTTTCATTTAATGGTAGAATAACCGCAGCACAATATACTCTTCCAAACATTGGACCTCTACCTACTTCATCAACACCAATCTCAATATTATATTCATGACTATATTTTTTAATAAGAACCATAATTATTTTTTATATTAATCTTTTAAATTTTCTTCAATTATATTATAAAATGAAAATTAATCATATTTATTTATTGTTAGGTATTTTCATAATTATTTTATTATCTTCTTGTTTAGGAGGTTGTTATAGAGAAGGATTAGACGAAACAGAGAGAAAAGATCATAAAGAAAATAAGGATGATGCTATGAGACAATTCAAAGATAATAATGATTCTGTTCTAATGATGCCCCCCGAAGATGATGTTAACAATAAAAATGCTTTAATTGGGCCAGGTGGTGAACAATGGATATTTGGCCCAGGAGGTCAACAACAGAGACAACCTAAACAATCAGGTGAAAGTGAAGGAGAATACATAGATCAAATACACGATGAATATGCTAATAATTACAATAAAGATATTTCAAATAATAATGAAGATAATGAGAGAGAAAACAGACATAGAAGAAGAGATAGAAATTCTCTACATTATAACCCCAATGGAATACCCAGATCTCAAATTCCAGAAGGAGATGAAGATTTATATATATTAAAATCACAAGTTGTTCCACCTGTTTGTCCTGCTTGTCCACCTGTAATGTCATGCTCTAAAGAAAAAGAAAAATGTGCCCCTTGTCCTCCTTGTGGTAGATGTCCAGAGCCTGCTTTTGAATGTCGCAAAGTTCCAAACTATAATAGTAACGATGAAGATTTCTTACCAAGGCCAGTATTAAATGATTTTAGTCAATTTGCTATGTAAAAGTTATTTAATACTATAAATAATTCAAATAAATATTTCTTATTGTTATAATAATAAATATTTATTTATTTTGTAAATGGAACCCATCTATTTTGTTTCATAGATTTGGTTGCTGGATGATTTCCAAGCGACATCGATTTATTGAAAGCCACTTGTCTAGTCGGAGCAAAAAATGTTTGACCATTTTCACCTACCCACCAATTATTTGAATCAGCTGGTTGGACAGTATTTGGTGGAATTGGAGCAGGTGAACCACCGCTATGTGAAAGAGCTCTGAATAATGGATTTGTCTGACCTTTAATAAAAGCTTGATTTTGTAATAATCTTACATTTTCCATTAATCTATTTCCACCCCGGGTTCCTTTTCCTTTTCTTCTTTTATACATTGTAGATACTGAGGCGTATGGTCTTTTACCTAAATATCTTTCCATTCCTTTACTTTGTTTTCTTCTTGTTGAATATTTACCATTTTTTCCGGGATGACGTTTTGCTAAAGATTTATCTAATCTAGCGTTATATCCTTCTTTATATACTCCACCAGACATTAATGTTCTATTTAATGGGTCTTGTGCTAAAGCAAACGCTGCATCTAATCCAGGGTTCGCTTCAGGTAAAGGTGTAGGGTATACAGCAGGCACCATTGGTGCCATGCCTCTTCCACCTCTTTTATCTTTTCTGGATTTTCTTCTTTTACCACCAGACATTAATGCTCTATTTAATGGGTCTTGTGCTAAAGCAAACGCGGCATCTAATCCAGGATTCGCTTCAGGTAAAGGTGTAGGGAATGCAGCAGGATCAATTGGTGCCATGCCTCTTCCACCTCTTTTATCTTTTCTGGATTTTCTTCTTTTACCACCAGACATTAATGCTCTATTTAATGGGTCTTGTGCTAAAGCAAACGCGGCATCT